ATCGCCTCATCTCTCTTGTTTTTTAAGTCACCATCTTTAAAGTGGTTTCCAGGAACTGACTGCATTGAGTTTAGTAAAGCATCAATCCTACTAAATTGCTGTTGGAACTCTTTGCCAAACGTATCTTCAAAGTCTTTTAATGCTATTGAGCCATCTGGGTCTAGTTGCATTTCGTCAAACGGAGTGTTTGCGTTCTGTTGATAACCAGAGAAATACTTTTGAACTGACTCAGCACCTTTATTAGCAGCAACGTCAATTGATGTATCAAACTGTTTGCTTTGTTGTGCTAAATTAATTAAGTGGTTCTTTTCTTTTTGTTGCTTGTAGATATCTCTACCATACGTGCCTTGAACCTCTTTAATCTTCTGAAGTGCTAATGCCTTGAATGTAGGGTCTGGGATTCCAGAAGAAAACTCGTCAGCATAGGTTTGAACTGCTGTGTTGAAACCGTCATAGCTTTCACTGTTGTCAACAGCGTACTGATTTATAGAGTCTTGTACATCAATCTCAATGGCTGCACCGTATGCCTTAACTGCTGCATCGTTATACGCAGAGCCATAGATAGTTCCTGCATCAAGCATCTTTAACTGTTGTTTGTTGTCACCAGTTGCAGCAGCAATACCGGCTACTTTACCTTTTCCTTGAACCTCTCTTTTTTCGTCTGCGATGTAACCCTGGTAGAATCTACCGATAGCGTTAGTTACTGAGAGCCACGCCTCTTCTGAACCAGACGTATATACAGGTTGAGTGGGTTGGTTGAATTTGTATGTTTGTCTTTCAGCCATTATGTTACCTATGTTATCTTAATTCCGAAATAAGTGTCTCTTCCTGTTCCGCTTGGCATATCTGCTTGAGAGTTACTCAATGCTTTAGCGTCTTGGTATCCACCGATAATAGATGTTGCAGCACTGAATAACGCTCTTGTTTTGGCTTGTTTTGCCTTCATTTTATGTCCACGGACCTTATTTCCAGTTGTAATCCTGTCAGACGCTCTATTTAGCCTAAAGTTCATATCGCTATTATTAATAGCAGTAAGAAATGTAGCGCTTGACATAGATGCACCAGAGGTTGCATAGAGAACCTTGTTGGCAGCCACCATGTCATTAAACTCCATAGTTGCCTTCATTGCTCTGCTTTTCTCTGCTGATAAGTCTTGCTCTGTATTTAACTTTGCCTCTTCACTTGCAGCATTAGCACCCATGATGGCGCTTGCTACTTGTGCTATTACCATTGCTTCAATACCCATACTAACCTCTCGCCTGTACTTCTAAAGTCAAACCCAGTAGCGTCATCGGCATAGGGTCATCCTGTGTTAATGTTACCTGTGTGTGCTTGGAATAACCAAGCAAGGGAACTGTTTTAATTCCTGTAAATGAGCCTAGACCAGAGCCTAATACCCCGACACCGAAAGACCTAACTGGTAATTGCTGTCCGTTGATGCTTACGCCACTAGCTTCATATAATTGCACTGAAACTTTTAAGATTCTTCTCATCTTTGTGTTGATAGGTCCAGACTGGAACTGAATATTAACAGGCATTGTTCTTACCTCTAGTCTATATTCTAAGCCTACCTCAACATCAACGCCAAAGGCATCAAGTGTAATGATTCCGTTCACTGGTGTTTTGTTTAAAGACACAGTGTTATCCACTCTGACCCTACACTCTTGACCATCAAGGTGTGTTGTTCCCAAGTCTACCTCTAATGTCGTAGCGTCTGTAACACCACTAACTTTCACCGCACAATCTGTGTAGTAACTGTGTGTAAAAGCCTCAACGAAGTATTTGTCCACACCGCCTATTACTCTTTTAACATACAGATACGGGATGTCTTCTACTACTGCTACATCTAAGATATGCCCATCTGTCTCGAATTTTGTCCACGCTTGAATCTCTTGCGCTCTGTTGGATACAAAGACAGCCATTGTGCCATCTCCGTTTACTACATACATATAATTACCCTCGTTAATAATGTCACCAGTTAGTGATGCCATTGAAACAGGACTATTAATTAAATGAGGTGCTAAAAGGTTAATCTCTGTGGAGTTGTATGAGTTTTCAGCATAAGTAAACAAGAACTCTCGAACCTGCTTACCGTTGCGTTGAATAAACACGGTAGCACCGTCAACATTTATCGGCTTCACACTAGGTAAAGCACCGAATCTGGTTTGCCTAAGTACACCTACATTACTAGGTTTGATAGGTCTGTCTGGAACATGGAACTCACCACCAGTTGTAAATATCTGAAGGTGAGGTCCAGAAACTAAATATAGAATTGCATTTACTGAATCAGTATCTAGCGTTATATCAATAGCCTGGTCATCTCTTGCAGAGCCTCTATCGAAGTTCCAGAAATCACCTGTTACAGAACCCCATAACGTCTGTGGCAATTTAGATGAGTTAGAGAACCATAATCTACCCTCATGGAATGTAGCTACACCAGGGTATCCATGTAAAGATGACCATGCAGGCTCTTCTAATGAGGCATCAACACCCTCTATCGAAGTAGTATTTGTAAACTCTTTTAGAACCTTTCCTGTTAAAGATGTCGCGGTAACAGATGCAATCCTTACAACACCATCATTTCCCTCGAACAATCCACCAACATGGTCTCCAGTTATCCGTCCAGTCTGGTTGCAATTAACTGTTACATTGTTGCCCACCTCTGGTGAAGAGGCAGGAGTGAATGTTGCTGTCTCATAGTCTCGTCTGAAATCAAACGAAGGAAGGTGTGAGAAAGATATGTCTGATTTAGTCCACGTACTGTGTGTTGAACCACGAAGAATCTTCGATACTGGATGGTTCTGGTGAAGAATAATAAGCGTGTCTGCTGATTGTGTCCACCCTATCTCTGGAAGTTCCGTAGCAGTGATATTAGTAGTTATGTAATTATTACCTGTACCGTTAATGTCAGTCTGCAAGATGCCGTCTTTATAAACATAGATTTTTAGAGGTGCAAAAACCAGAAGATATGTTTGAGTGATGTTAAATTCAAACTCCACAAACCTTATCACTGGTTCATTCAAATCAGCGACATATCTTAGACCTTGTCTTCTCTTAACTCCGCCTTGACCAAGACAAACTACATTAGTTAATGCCTCTGCACCGTTATAGAAAGCCTTATAGTCATGTCTTGCAACTAATCGAGGGTCTAACTCACCTGCTGAGAAAGTGGTTTGTGATGCTAGTGCTTGTGGCATTAGAATCGCGCCTTAACTAGACGAGACTCTGTGTTTGGTGTGATACTAGGTGTTGCTTGTGAATCAACTGTCTTGGCTCTTGACATCTGCTTCTCTGCTAGACCTGCGTAGTAATCACCCTTTGTTGCTGACTCTGTAATAGGTATCGCAAAGACTGACGCTAGGCGTAGTTCTAATAGTTCAGTGAAGTATGCAGGCAAGAACGATTCATCTGGTTTGTATGTATAGTCCAGTATGATTGAAGTGTTGTCTGAGTACAATTTATCACCATAAATCTGATAGTTATCATTGTTTGCATCAACGTGCTGTGCCACTAAGAAGTCTGGTGGTAATTGATAGCCATACTTCCACTGATTGATTGGTGTTGCAGACAACCTTGATAGTGTTGACTTGTTTGATGCAAAACGCCAAGGATGTAGAGTTAGTAGGCTTTCGTATGAGGCTTCATACAGATTAGATGCAATAAGCGCTGCTGTTGATGCCTCTGTGAAAGAAGATATAGGCGCTTCACCTATTAATAACAATGCCTTTGACGCTATATCAATGCTTGAGTTGTTTACAACTGATGCCATAAAGCCTTCCTAAATTGATTTAATAAAAGGCTCTCCGAAGAAAGCCTTAGGTTTAAATTAACTTATTACGACTCGTCAATTTCAACTTTAACAATACCTGCTGTATCAACTGCTACTGCGCCTGCTTTCATCTTACCAAGTGATAACCAAGATACCTTCTCTGGTACATAGTTTACTTCTGTAGATAAGTCGATGCCGATTGCTAAACCAACTGCTGATTTGTGGTATGCGTAACAATCACGGATGCTTGCTGCAACTACTAAGCCACCTTCTGCACGAGTCTCAATCATCTTCCACTGGAAACCCATGAAAGTGTTAATCTCACCAGACATCAATACACGTAGTGCGTTGTAGTCTGCAGATGTGATAGTTGAATCGTTCATCATTGCTTCAATCGCTGCAGGTGAACAAACCATAACACGGTCTGACATAGGTACGCCACCATCAGATAACTGTGCTGATGCTGCTGTAATCTTAGCCAAAGTCATGTTAGTTGAACCATGTGCAACTGTAGCACCTGGTGTTGCTGCGTCTAATGAATCAAGAATTAACTGGTCTAACTTACGACCTAGTGCGCCTGCGATAGTGCCTGCTAACTCTGTACGCTCGTCAAAGTTTACCTCTGCTGCGTCAAAGATGTCTGTGTACTCTGGTGCAACATAGTTGCCTAGTGTACAAGCAACTTTAGCGTGTGCAACATCCATTGCTGTTACATCTGCTTGAGTTGTTCCACGAGCCATTGCAAGACCCTTACCCATAGTACGGAAGTTGTGAGTATCACCAACAACACCGTTACGAGTACGAACCGTATCTCTTAATTGACCTACACCTTGAAAGGCGTGCTTTACTTCTGCATCAAACTGTGCTGATGCTGCTGAACTTAAATTGATAGACATAATTGTCTCCTTTGAATTAAAAAATTATCTTTCCTTTTTCGATTCAAGTAACCTGTATCGGGTTGAATCTAATGCTTTCGAGGCATTTAAACTACACAATACGGGTCT